TTTAGATAATCCAAATTATCAATATGTTGCATCAAGACTTCTTCTCTTTCAATTAAGGAAGGGTTTATATGGTGGTCATAAAGAACTTCCTAATCTTGAGCAACACATTAATACTTGTGTTCAAAAGGGAGTATATCATCCTGATTTGTTACTAGATTATACTTTAGATGAGATTGAAGAACTAGATAGTTATATTGATCATGACCGTGACAACTTATTTACTTACGCTGGTTTGCGTCAGGTAGTTGATAAGTATTTGGTTCAAGACAGAAGTAGTGGTGCATTATATGAAACTCCACAGTTCATGTATATGCTAATCGCTATTACTATCTTCAAAGATTATAAAGAAAATAGATTAGATTACATCAAAAGATACTACGATGCCATTTCCAAACATAAAATCAACATCCCCACGCCCGTCATGGCAGGTGTTAGAACTCCTCTTCGGCAATTTGCGAGTTGCGTTTTGGTTGATGTTGACGACACCTTGGATAGTATTTTTAGTTCTGATATGGCCATCGGTCGCTATGTCGCTCAAAGGGCTGGTATTGGTATCAACGCAGGTAAGATCAGGGGTATCAACAGTAAAATCAGGGGCGGAGAAGTTCAACACACAGGTGTTGTACCGTTCCTCAAAAAGTTTGAAGCAACTGTCAGATGTTGCACTCAAAATGGCATCCGTGGTGGATCAGCAACTGTCCACTTCCCAATCTGGCACCAAGAAATAGAAGATATACTTGTTCTAAAAAACAATAAAGGAACCCAAGATAACAGAGTTCGTAAGTTAGATTATAGTATTCAACTCAGTAAACTTTTTTACGAAAGATTCTGTGAAGATGGTGAGATAACTTTGTTTAGTCCTCATGATGTACCAGGTCTTTATGAAGCATTTGGTACTCCTAGATTTGATAGTCTATATCTTCGTTATGAAAACAAACCTAATATTAAAAAGAAGACTGTTTCTGCTCAGAAACTTATTTTAGACCTTCTTAAGGAGAGAGCAGAGACTGGTAGAATCTATATCATGAACATTGACCATTGTAATTCTCACTCTTCCTTTACGGATAAAGTGACGATGAGTAACTTGTGTCAAGAGATCACACTACCTACCAAACCACTAAATCACATTGATACTGAAGATGGTGAAATTGCCCTCTGTATTCTTTCTGCTATCAACGTTGGTAAGATTAATCGTTTGGATGAGTTAGAGTCTCTCTGTGACCTTGCTGTGAGGGGTCTAGAAGAGTTGATTGATTATCAAGACTATCCAATTACTGCAGCAAGGAACAGCACTATAAATCGTCGTTCTTTGGGTATTGGTTTTATTGGATTTGCACATTACCTTGCAAAGAACGGTGCTAAGTATGATTCTCAAGAAGCATTGACTCTTACTCATGACCTAACTGAAGCATTCCAATACTACTTACTTAAGTCTTCTAATGAGATTGCAAAGGAAAAAAGTGCATGTAAATACTTCCGATTCACTAAGTATGCTACTGGAATTCTTCCTATCGATACATATAAGAAGGATGTAGATGAACTGGTCGAACCACAGTACAAATATGATTGGGAATCTCTTAGAGCATCTATCGTGGAACACGGACTTAGACACAGCACATTGTCCGCACAGATGCCATCGGAGAGCAGTTCCGTTGTGTCTAATGCCACAAACGGAATCGAACCACCAAGAGATTATCTGTCCATTAAGAAGTCAAAGAAAGGACCTCTTAAGCAGATTGTTCCGTCTTATGGATCTTTGAAAAATAACTACACACTCTTGTGGGATATGCCTTCTAATGAAGGATATATCAAAGTTATTGCTATTATGCAAAAGTTTTTTGATCAGGCAATCAGTGGTAACTGGAGTTATAATCCAGAGAACTACCCAGACAATGAAGTTCCTGTTTCTCAAATGGCACAGGATTTATTAACTACATACAAGTACGGTTGGAAAACCAGTTACTATCAAAATACTCACGATATGAAAAGTGATGAGGTTGTTGAGGTTCCACAGACATCAAATACCGAATTAGAAAATCTTTTAAACAGTTTAGAACAAGCCGAGGAGGGAGAGTGTGAATCCTGTTCAGTTTAAGTTGACAGAGAAAAAAGAAACCCAGATAAAGGGGATGACGGTATTTAATACCGAACAAGTAGATACTAAGAAACAACCAATGTTCTTTGGACAACCATTGGGAGTTCAACGTTATGACAGTTATAAGTATCCAGTATTTGATAGAATTACTACTCAACAGTTAGGATATTTCTGGAGACCAGAAGAGGTTTCCTTACAGAAAGATCGTGGTGACTATCAAACTCTTCGTCCAGAACAAAAACATATCTATACTTCTAACTTAAAGTATCAGATCATGCTTGACTCTGTACAGGGTCGTGGTCCTGGCATGGCATTCATTCCATATTGTTCTTTACCAGAACTAGAGGCATGTATGGAAGTCTGGGGTTTTATGGAGATGATCCATAGTCGTTCTTACACATACATTATCAAAAATGTGTATGCAAATCCTAGTGAAGTATTTGACAAAATCTTAGATAATGATAGAATACTTGAACGCTCTGCGACTGTCACTCATTCCTATGATGACTTTATTAATTCTGCTCAAGAATATGGAACTTCTGCAGCATGGAGACATGCTCAAGAAGGTGCAGGTCATTTCAAACAAGAACGATACGAACTAAAAAGGAAACTATATAGAGCAATTGCCAATGTAAATATCCTGGAGGGTATTAGATTCTATGTATCGTTTGCTTGCTCGTTTGCGTTTGGCGAACTCAAACTTATGGAAGGATCCGCTAAGATTATCTCTCTTATCGCCAGAGATGAAAATATCCATCTTGTCATTACTCAAAACATCCTCAACAAGTGGAAAGAAGGGGACGACCCTGAAATGAAACAGATTGCCCAAGAGGAAGAGGAATGGGTAATCTCTATGTTTGATGCAGCAGTTAATGAAGAAAAGCGTTGGGCAGACTATTTGTTTAAAGATGGATCTATGATCGGTCTAAACGATAAATTATTGCAACAGTATATTGAATGGATTGCCAATCGCCGTATGAGAGCAATTGGTATCAAACCACAATACGATATTGCTGCTAGAAACAATCCTCTACCATGGACACAACATTGGATCTCATCAAAAGGATTACAAGTTGCTCCTCAAGAGACTGAAGTTGAAAACTACTTAGTTGGTGGTATCAAACAAGACGTCAAAAAAGACACATTCTCAGGATTTTCGCTATGACAAAACCACTTTACGACGATTCTAACTGGAGAGAAGAGTACAAATCTTTTACCAGTAATAAAAGATATCTTGAATTACTTGAGAACGGACCTAAGAGTCTTTCTCAAGCATGGTTGTTAGGTGCTTTACATAACGAGTGGAAAAAAATGAAAGGATATTCAGATAATTATTCAGAAAATGAAGGTCAATTACAATCATCATTGAAAGAATTTTTTGCAAGTCAAAAAGATCAAGGTATATGATTAAATGGTTGAAGGAGGAGTTTACGAAAACCCCTGGTTATATGAGGGTAAACCTTTCACTTCTGATGATATTGGCAACTTCTTCGGTTTTGTCTACAGGATTACAAATACAAAGAACGGTAAGCAATACATCGGAAGAAAGTACTTCGTACAGAAACGAAAACCTAAAGGAGGCAAGCGACGTCTTACGTCAGAGTCTGACTGGAAGCGGTATTACGGAAGCTCTGACGAACTTAAATCAGACGTTAAAGAATACGGTAGAGATAATTTCAGAAGAGAAATCATCTCCCTCCACACAACTCTTGGAAAAGTAAACTACGAAGAGACAAGACAACTGTTTCTTAATGATGTCCTGACAGAATCACTTGACGACGGGACACCAAAGTATTATAATAGCAACATCCTCGGACGCTATATGAAAAAAGATTATGGTAATTTTGAATGAAACGTTTAAGTAAAGTATTAACAGATAAATTACTTCAAGACATTCGTGTAGAAGTA